CATGCATCTTTTATTTCAATGATGATTACGATGGTGGGGAAATTTCTTTTTACGCATACGGAAAAAAATTTGACTATAAACCAGCAGCTGGTGATATTATTGTCTTCCCATCTGGATCACCGTTATTTCCTGGAAATGAACCATATTTCCATGCTGTTAAAAAAGTGGAAAACGGAAACAAATTTATAGCTAGAAATTATCTTATGTACAAACAAGATGCAACTGAAAATTGGTTGAAGAATGAAGCTTTGTACGGAAAAGAAAAATGGCAAGAAATGGAAAATACTAGAATGAATATAGATAATATCCAACCAAATCTTCTTATTCTTTATGATGATGTTAAAATGTATAACAAAATGATTGATGAACACTATTGGAGCAAAAATGGGAATGTTTGATTATGTAGATATAAATTATGATTTACCTTTGCCAAACAACGCAACAAGCGAACATATAGTTTTTATTAAAAACGCAATCGCCGCCGACAACTTTCAAACTAAAGATTTTGAATGCATGTTAGATGTTTACTACCTTGATAGAGAAGGGTTTATGTATCTAAAAAATGGTGATAAATATGAGGAACACTATGTACACCAACATGTTAGATGCTACACTTATATACAGATACCTTCTGAAGATTCTAGATATTGGTTAGAATACGATATTAAATTTACAGATGGAAAGCTTAAAGAAGCTAATGTTATTAGTTGGGAAAAAATGATGGCATTTAAACCAATAGAATTAGATAAGGAATAATAGCATCATGAGATACACAGATATATACCAACAAATATATAGTGCGTTAAAAAGTGACTCCGTAGAAGGAGACCAGCTAAATGTGTTTGCGCGAAAGATCACAGATTCTATTTGGGAACTTCAACTCAGCCTTGATTATGGAAGTCGTTTCCAAAACACTTTAGAGAAAGTAAATAAGATTATAAATGATCGGTTTCACTGAACGATCAAGACTTGGTGAATATTTAAACTCCGAGTGGATGATAGATTAGATTTGCGGTTGTAGCTTAAAGATAGAGCAAGTATGTTTCCGACCTACTTTGTGAGGGTTTGAATCCCTTCAACCGCTCCTTTAGAAAGAATGTATATGAAAGAAATTTTAATTTCATTAAAAGTTTCTGGCTGATTATTGATTGGATCAAAATGCAGTTTCCAACCAGTATTTAGATTTATTTTTTCAGCCATAAAAATCCTTAAATAATTGCTACTATACGCTAATAGTAACAGATCCAGGAGGTATACCATGGCCGGCAAAAAACCAGCAAAAGTTAATTCATCAAACAGTGTAAAACAAGCTGAACAGATTGGTAAGATAATTAAATATATTGGTGCCGCTAAGGGCGTCTTTCATATCTGCCCCACCTGCAGTAGCAAAGTTAACAGAGGACTTGTCTACGAGCACGGCAATATAACTTATTGCACTAGAAATTGCATACCAAAAGCTTAAGTGCTACTATAGCAGTATGCAAAATTACTGGCTTTCTAACGTTAACTATCAAAAATCCGTAGTTAAAAATATTAATGAAGCCGTAAAAAAGGCTGCCCCTGAAAACAATGAGCCAGAAGATGACTCGAAAGATACTACCCCAAAGTCTAATTTAACAGAGCGTCAACAGATGATGTATGAGAATTACGAATCAGTCGTCGAAATGCATGGGATGTTTGACCAGTCTTCAAGAGCTAACGGTTCGCACTATGCCCCAGGTGAATTAAATCCCTTTAAACAAGAAGGTTTAATATGTGGCCACTGTGTATTCTTTTTGGGTGGAGGTGGATGCGAACTGGTTTCTGGCGGGATAGATCCAAATGGCATTTGTAAACTATGGATTATTCCAGAGGAATTAATTAAAAAATAATGAAAGTATGGATTGACCAAGACCTATGTACTGGAGATGGACTATGCGCAGAGATAGCACCAGATGTATTTCATATGATGCCAGATGGTCTTGCGTATGTAAAAGAAGGAAACAAGATTTATGCGGCCGCTGTGGGGAACCCAGAAGGCGCAGCAGGTTTGGCATCCTTTTCGGACGAAAGACTAGGAGATGTAATTGATGCAGCAGAAGAATGCCCAGGAGAATGTATCTTCATCGAACCCTAAAGAAGAGCTTCATTATTTAACTATTGAAGAAAAGCTCAAAGAATTGTGGGAAAAAGAAGAACAGTTCTTAAGATCTGTTGGAGTTGAGATAACTAGCAAGTAACTGGCGTATCCAGTATAAACAATTACTATAATCCCAGCAAACAGGAGGGATTATATGGAACAAATTAAAAATATCATAATGCGCATTGTCGCCACTTTTGCAGCTTCTGGCCTTGGCGTAATTGGTGCCGGCACAATAGCCGGGGTACCTTTGTACAAAGCTGTATTTATGGCCGGTATAGCTGGCGTAGCAACTGTTGTAGAAGGTTTATCTAGGGCATTCTTAGATGACGGCAAACTATCCGTTGCAGAGATAAATGAAGTATTTAACGGCATAGACAAAAAAGTTAAAAAAACAGTAGATGTCAAATGAAGAAATTAGCTTTAGTGTTTGGAATTTTAATTTTATCAGCTTGTGGATACAATGGAAATTACAGGTACTCATGCCAAGATCCAAAAAATTGGGAGAAAAAAGAATGCAGTCCACCCCTATGCAACGTAGATGGAAATTGCACAGAAACTTTACTTGGATTCAATCCAAACGAAACAACAACAACACAGGAGACAGTCGCACCGTGAAAAAGCGTTTAACACCAGCAGAGCTTGACGCTCGCCTTAAGTTTGTAGTAGGTTGCGTTATGTCAACCGTTTTAACTCTTACAACTATTGGGGTCATTTACGCTCTTGTATTTGTTACGCAGCCAATTGGAGCTCAAGCGGAAAATGACAAAATGTTTTTTAGCGTATTATCAAGCATTGCGACGTTCATCACCGGAACACTAGCTGGATTAATGATTTCTACTGGTGGCAATAAACAAGATAAAAATGGCAACGGGATTCCAGACGACGAAGAGTAAAATGAATATTTCACCAGAAATGATTGCATGGAACAACTGTGCGTTAGAAGACCTTTGGATTTTTGATAAATTAATTGTTGCTAAAAAAGCAGGTCATTTGTGTGGTCCACGTGGAATACCTGTTCCAAAGCCAGGTAAGTATTTTGTAAAGCCAGTCATTAATATTGAAGGTATGGGAGAAAGAGCTCGAGTAGAGTATCTTCAGCAAGATACGTGCCATCTGCACCCTGGCGAATTTTGGTGCGAAATATTTACCGGTGAACACATTAGTGTTGACTATAAAAAATACGAACCAATATTATCTGTTGTTGGGACCAAACATGATAAACATCCATACAAAAGATTTACTTACTGGGAAAAAACAGAACAAACACATCCTCTTCCACATTTTTTGGGTCTCGTTCCCCTTAGGTATGAAACAATTAATTGTGAGTTTATTGGTGGAAAATTGATTGAGATACACCTGCGTGGTAATTCAGATTTTTCACACAATAATACATCAATGATTCCAGTATGGAAAGATGAACACCCAGAAAACTTTGATGTTAACTTTCATTACACCCACCTAATTAGGGATGGTTATCGTTTTATTGGCGATAATGGTGAAGAGTTAGAGCGCCTAGGAATTTGGGTTCGTTAGTTTTAAATAAACAAACTTTTTTTAGCGTACTTAGCAATACCGTAGTTATGATCGCGCATACTCAATGAAACTAAAATATAATCAGACAAATGAGAATCTATAAATCTTCTATTGTCAGCTGAGTGGTATTCGATTAAAAAAATATCTGGCTGAAAGTTTATAGCACTAAGGATCTCTACTTCATACCCTTCGGTATCAACCTTGACTATATCAGCCTTAGGAAGTTTTGACCCAGGAAAAACATCTATTGTTTCGCCATCTTCACGCTGTTCTTCACCTTGGATTAAAGAAGCCTCACCAATGTTGTTCTTTCCGTAGTAAATTTTCTTTTTTTCTTTTTTCTTACCAATAGCTACATTGTTAACTTCTACATTTGGAATGTCAGAAGTATTAGCCTTGAGCATTTCAAAAGTATTTTTAACTGGTTCATAACAATGTATTTTTGAATTGGGCCATCTGTAGTTCGCCCATCTAGCAAAACCACCAATGTTGGCACCTATGTCCAATATTATTGGGTTAGGATTATTGTAGCCAATGTTATACTCTCCATTAAATATTTTGGCAATGTGCGTGATCATATCATCAGGTATTATCATAGTTAAGCGTACTGCTTACCTTTCCATTTCTTTACTTTCCAAAAAACAGTAGTAGTATATCTCTCTCCAGAAGTTACTGTTTCAACACCGTGTGCGTAATTTGCGCCACCAGGGAAGTATACTAGCGTTCCAGCCTTAGGCTTAAACGATATATCATATTGGCTAAAGAAAAAATTTCCGCCCTCATAATCATCGGTATAGTATAAAACATTGCTTAAGTCTCGCCAAGATTCACACACCTTGTCAGCGTGCTCATTGAGATGATCGCCAGGCAAGTATCTTGCTACCTGGTTGAACACCCCAGGCTCTACCTCACAGTCAAACTTCTCTTCCAAAAGTACTTGAACTTTTTGCCTATAAAGATCCATCAACTCAACTAATTCTTTGTCTTCATTAAATTTTAATATAGCTAAAGGAAATTCTACTGGATTAGCGTTTTCAACAAATCCTGTTTTTTTAATAAAATCATTAATTATTTTTAGGTGTTCTTCAGAGATAAAATTTTCAACTATATAAATGTTTTTTACATCTTCAGAGTCTATAATTACATCTTCTGAACCTTCGTAACTGTACCCGCTATTATTTTTTGTATACATTTTAATACCAAACTGGCTTTGAGCCTTGTGTAATAATTTTTTTAATTTTTGAACCCGGGCTTGCATTTATTGAATAGGTAGTGCATCTGTTATCCCAAACTATTATATCACCAGTGCTCCAGCTAGTCGAAAAAACATTTTGCTCATCCTGGAAAAACTCAAGCAAGTAAGCTAAATATTCTTGCCAAACATCATTGTCTTTGCCTATAGTAGAAGGGCCGCTATAGAATACTGATTCCCTATTTGTTTCTGGGTGGACCCTTAAGGCCGGGTGTTTGTATTCATGCTTGGATTGTCTTTGATGTAGATCTCTTGGATTTTTAATATTCCAACCAGTAATGTTGTGTTTGGTTATAAATTCAACAATTTTTGGATCCAACAAATTTCTTACTTTTTCTAAATCAACCCAACTAATTAAATTAGATTCTCCTACAGATTCAACAATCTTTATTACACATATATCCGCCACCTTAGTATCCCAGCACAGATCGTTTTGCCATCTCGCATAATAACCATACTCTCCAGGGCCAGCAGTTTGTAGGGGAGCAAAAAAAGAATAGTCGTAATCTTCGTCAACCAAAATTGAAGATTCAGCTGGAGCAAATACTTTAATAAAGCTTTCCTCATCTTCAATGTAAAGATTTTTAAATACTAACACTTTATGATCTAAAAGCAAAGTGGGATCGTTAACTGTTTGATTTTCAATTATTTTACCAAAATTAGACATACGACAATTATAGCATTTTATATCTTAAAAATCTTATACAATTAAAAATTGTTGTTAACCAACTAAATTGTAGATATCCAATAACATATTTTCAATCTCTTGATGAGTGAACAGTTCTCTATTTTGTTTTGTTACCTCTGATAATAGTGACTCAACTGATGCCTTAACGCTAGCAAGTTTTGCGTCGTCTTTATTTAAAAGTAATCTACTCATATTTAGTCCTCGTCATTTTGTAGCATTTGGTGCGTGTAGTGCACAGCCAAAGCAACACCAGTAGCTATCATAGCCATCTTTCTTGTGTCACCTGACAGTGTAATAAATACTACCACGCTACCTGCTAATGTAAATGATAGAGCAGCTGTTTCCTTGGCGAACTTCTTGATGAAGCCCCATGGGCTGAACTTTCTTTCCATTGTACCCTCCTTGTATTTAAATATACTATTTCTTGTGAAATTTCCGTTTTCGTCTTCTTCTGGGCCAGCTATTTCTCCAGCTGGTTCATCGCCTTCTTCTTCCCTCTTGCTGCGTCCTTCAGTATTAGTACTGCCAGATCCACCAGAGCCACCTCCAGAACCACCTGTAGAGCCTCCAGAAGGGCCTCCTGTGGCTGCAGCTCCAGCAATACCAGCAATAGCTGTAGAAGCTGCTATAAGCGTTCTACGGCTTCCTACGTCAATTTGTGAGCCAACTGGAACATAATCATCCAAACCCTCACCGTAGATGTCAATGGTAGCTTCAAAGGTATTCTTAATTTCCTCAGGAGCATTGGTCACAGCTTCAACAAGGGCTGCCTCTTCAGCTTGGGTTAAATCTCCAACTGGGATAGTTTCAAATATAGTTTGAGCTTGGTCTGTATCAATACTTTCAAGAACTTTAGAACTACTTGCAAGGTCTGTAGCCTGGCTTTCGGTTACACCATTTTCTAAAACCGCATCAACAGCTTCAGCTACTTGTTCTTCAGATACAGTATCGGATTCAAGAACATTTAAAACTTCAGCAAATTGCTCATCAGTAATATCTTCGGTAATAATAGAATCTATAACTGCAGTAAATTGTTCGGCCGAAAGTGGTTCATCAAAGACTGCGTCAAGAACTGCAGCAAATTGTTCTATAGAAACATCAGCTGAAAGAACTGCATCAAGTGCGGCTACCAAAACTTCTGGATCTGCGTCTGCTGTAAACACGGCATTAAGAACTTCGGTCAACTGTTCTGTAGATATATCAGAATTTAAAATATTTTCCAACACTGCGGCCACCTCTTCACCAGAAGCACCGTCTATATTACTAACTATATTATTTATTTCTTGATCAGTAAAATCAGTTGTTGTATCTGGCACAGTAGTACTAGGAGGTTCAGTTGATACTGTTTCAGGTTCTGTCGTCGTTGTATCTGGCTCTGTCGTTGTTGTGGTTGTTTCTTCAGGCAGCGTCTCTTCTGTGGCTGGGGTGGTGTCTTCTGGGAGTGTGGTCGCTGGCTCAGACTGTACAGGGACGACTACTGCCACTGGCTCTGTTGTCGTTGTTGGCGGTTCCGTCGTTGTTGTTGTTGAACTACTTGTAGAAGTTAAATTTGGATCAACAGTAGTACTCGTAGAGCTTGGGTCAATCGTACTACTTGTAGATGAACTTGTTGTATTTGGAACAGTTGTTGTAGTAGTCGTAGTTGTTGTTGTAGTAGTTGTAGTTGTGGTGGTTGTTGTAGTAGTTGTAGTAGTAACTACAGTATTTGAGTCATCTACGTATGAATATCCACCAACAATATCTGTTCCGTTGTCGTCAAATGTATTATTGCGTGCAGTTGACCATGAGTTTACATCTACGCCATTATAAGACTTTGTTCCATTATTGAAGTAGTTGTCAAAGACTATTGCAATTGTGTTATTTCTAAATGTGTTTCCCTCGATTAATTGGTTGTCAACACCAGGGGTCCACGAGGTTGGAATCCACGAAAACGTCTTTACTGCATATGTATTTCCTGTAAATGTTGAATTCAATACCTGTAATCGGTTAAGTCCCTGAAGCTGGAGGGCTACACCGTTGCTTCTAAATGTTGAATTATTAACTTTTACAAAACGTTCTGTCCCAACAGCTGTTCCATTGTTCTCAAATAAAGAATTATTTATATAGATGCGG